AATGATACGATTTTGTAAGGAAAAGCAACGAAAAACAGGACTTGTAACGAACAGGAAAAAGAGTTCGAGTAACGGAAAATAAGGTCTGAAATCCTTTAAAATCAAGGGCTTCAGGCCTTTTATTTTGCTCAGTGATGTTAATATGATGTTAAAAATCAAAGCCAGTTACTTTTATTACTCAAAAATAAATGGTGTTAAAAACTTTGATGAATTGCAATAGAATTTTGAAAATTCTCGTAATATTAAAAATTAGTCTGTGCTTTTCTTGTTTATATTTTTAACATTAGCTAATAATTGATTATTTGCTGTTATTATTCTTACATTTTCATTAGGATAACAAAAATCAGCATCATTTGTGATAATTGATAATGAATGTTTTTCTGCGAGTTTGAAATAGTATCTATCATTGAAATCAAATTGTTTTGGAGCATAATAAATATTAGTTATATCTATTTGTGAAAATTCATCATCTAACTTATAAAAAAGAGAGAGTATTTGTCTATTGATGATATTCTTTATTTCATTAATCGTATCACAATAATCATCTGTCATCCGATAGTCATGTTTAAAATCAAATTTTGCCATACTTAACTGATTACTTCTTAAATATCTTTTGTATTCGGCTCTAACATAAGTATTAATAAATTCTGAAATCTCCATTGAAGGTATATACATACCACAATTTTTAGATACAGCATTTTTAAATAATGATTGATAAGTATTAACCAATTTTGATGAATATCCTCCATATGTATAGAATAAATACATAAGTATATTACAATCAAATAGAATTTTATCTTTTGAATTTAGAGTTACTGCAGATGTATGAACTATATTATTCGCCATATATATCCTCCGTATTAAATACTCTGTTTTCCTTGGATTCTTTGTAAAACTGTTTTGCTCTGGAATTAACCCTTTTTAAAGTAATTTTATCATCATCAGTCATATTTTTTATAATAAGATGTTCGTTCAAAAATTCACTATCATAGCTGCTATAAAGAGGAGCAATAGCTGAGTTCAAAAACATAGATAAAATAGTGTCTACTTTTTCAAAATTTAAAACCACACTATATCCATTTTGAAAATAATTTAACAATTTTTTATATATGTCTTCTCCATCAGGAGTATCCATTACAGCTCTGGTTCCAGTAATATCATAAACTTTTATTTCTTTTATATTTTCGCTCATATTTTTTATTCCTTTCAAAATAAATTATTGATATTTTCGGTATTTTCAATTTCATCTTTTAATAGATATGAATTATGGTCATTCATATTTATAGTTATAGTAACAATTGTTCCCGGAAATTTAAAGTCAATGTGACTACTTGATTCTTTGGTAGTAGTATATTCCCAAAATTCATTTCCAGAACAGATTTGTAAGCGACCTTTATTCAGTCCAATAAATTCTTTTAATAAAGCAAGTCCCATTCCTCCAGATTTTCCATTCACAATTTGTTTGGTTGAGTTATTTTCAATAGTAGCCCATTTTATACTATGTGTTGGAATTGGTTGTCTTAAGTACAAAAAGTATTCTTCCACATTTTTATTTATTGTAATACCACAATCTACAATTGTAAAGGTTAATTTTTTTTGTGACGGATAATACTGGCCACATGAAATAACATTATAACATTTTCCATGTAAGGGTGCATTACCGAATATTTCTTGAATATTATTACTTATTCTTTTTTTTAATTCAGGAGACAATTGAGGAAATCCGTTTTTGGTTAATAGATTATCATCAATGTAAAGACCAAATTCTTTTGCCTTTTCTGATTTAAAGACTGTATAATCAACAGTTGTATCATATCTTTTTGGAACTTCTAGTTTAAAATATCTTCCAAATCCATTTCTACCCCATAAATCAGCCTGTGTATCATTTATACTGCCTTTTAAATATTCGAAGCGGCAATTTGGATGTCTATGTTCAATAGCTGCACCAATAATTGCAAGTAAATTTGCATCTAGCCATTTTATTTGCGAAAAATCTAATATAAAATGTGTGTTATTAGGCATTTCGAATAAAGGTTGTATTGTTTCAATCAATTTTGAATATCCCTTTTTACTGCTATGGATTGTTGATGGCAACTTTATAATACATTCTTTCATAGAATACCCCACTTTCATAAAAATATGCTAATAATAAAAATAAAATTTTTCTTATATGTCACTCCATCGTTGTACATCTTAGTTTATTTAATTCTCCAGCCAATTTCTTGTCCTTATCAGGATAAAGATGAGAATAGGTGTCTAATGTAGTCTTTACAGATTCATGGCCTAAACGTTCTGCAATCTCCAGCGGATCAAAGTCCATTTCAATCAGCATACTTGCGTGTGAATGTCTCAGGTCATGTACCCTTATAGGCGGAAGTCCTGCCCTTTCAGCAGTTTTCTTGATTTCTTTATCTAAGGCGGATTTTGTAAAGTAGAATATCCTGTCGCCTTTTTCGATTTTGTAAAGCTTAGATATATACTCTTTGATATCGTCATATAAAAAGTCAGGTATAGATATACATCGTTTTGCCTTTGGTGTTTTTGGCTCCAGAAACAGTTCTTCTCCGTTTATTTTCGCATAATTTTTACTGATATTTATCCGTTTTGAAGAAAAAATATCTGCAGGAGTAAGAGCAAGCAGTTCGCCGGAACGCATACCGGTGTAAAACAGAATGTCAAAAGCCAGCTTTACAGAGGATTTCTGAACGGCGCCGGAAAATTGTTCATATTGTTTTTGTGTCCAGATATGCATTTCATCAGCTTTGCTCTTTCCTATGCTGCCGGCAGCTTTACATGGATTGGAGGCAAGACGGTAATGGGCTACAGCATAATTCATAATGGCAGATAGTTGATTGTTAACTGTTTTGAGATATGTTTGTGAAAAGGGTTTTCCGCTATTATCTCGGTATGAAATTAACTCGTTCTGCCATTTTCGGATTTTTAGAGTATCGATATCACATACTTTTAGATTTTGGAAATATGGGAGCAGCTTGCCTTTTATGATGAACTGCTTATTTTCCATTGTAGTAGGTTTTAAGCGGTGTGATATATCTTCCAGATAGTTTTCTACAAGATTGGAAAATAGTATGTCGCTGGTGTTTTCCTGTTGGTCTATAAATTGTCGTTCATATTCTTTTGCTTCTCTCTGGGTTTTAAAGCCACGTTTGCAAATATGTACTTTTTTACCTGTCCAGTCAGTATAGTAGAAGTTAGCATACCACATGGTTTTTCCGTTTTTGAGGGTGTATTTGTAGGCTGGCATAATGGTCGCCTTTCTGTATAAAATGAGAATGGTATTATTTGTCCTTTTTATAATTATAAGATTTTTCCATTGCTTCTAGTGTTAATAAATCTAGTTCTTGTGAAGATAGTACGCCGTCATTCTTATTGTGTCTTAGTCTGTAAAATTCAGCACGAGATAAATCGTCTAATTTTGACAATCGCTCTTCAATCATTTGTTCAAATTCTGCATCATATATATTACTTTCTTCTTTAGCCTGTTCAGTAAGATAAGCACGAGCATCGTCAAGCATTTTATTTCGTAAAATATCTTCAGACGAAGAAATATATGTTGTATTAGACGAACGATTAGGTATATTTGAATAATCAGGTTCTCCAACTATATTGGCATCAAGAGAATATGATAGTGTTTCTGCTGACATTTTGTTCAATTGCGAGATTTTTCTTTTTACAGGAAGTTTTTCATACATTTTTAATCCAATATTATAATGTTCCAATGCACTTCCTGTATATTCAAATTTATAATACATATCGGCAAGTTCTTTATGGGCTAATGCTAGTTGATACAAAGACATATCAGAATATTCTTCTGCTTTATTCAGCAAATAAAGAATTTGTCGTTCGATATCTTTTGTAAGAACATTATCAGAACATTCTTTTATTAACCTAAGTGCTTCATTACACATATCATATGGGGAATAGGCTGTACGCATATTTATTTTCCTTTCTTCCTCCGGTACCACTCGAAGGACATTATTTTCCCAGATTGTCGGTTCCTGTCTTTTTCAAGGGTTTATCTGCTGCAACAGATGAACCTATACTTTCTATACTTAAATCTTTGGCTCGTTTACATATATTTTCTTGATATTTTGGCGTACAATCGCGATAGTTCATAATTAAATCTAATTCGTCGTCTGATAACTGAAGTGTAGTTTGGTCTGTTCTGCCAACTAAGTAATCTAATGAAACATTAAATGCAAAAGATAGTTTCAATAGTTCAGATAGGGTTGGCATACGATTGTAATGAACATCAATAAATTGGCTAGGAGTAAAATCAAGTTCTTTCTCACAATTTTCAGCGGTTATATTTTTACTTAAACACAAGTTTTCAAAACGAGAGCGAAACGTCAAATCACTATCACTATATGAAATAGGAAATCTTTTTCCTCCAAGTTCAATACTTTCTTTTGTAGGAACTAAAATATAATCAACAGCTCCAATTAAATAATCAACAGTATACTGTGTTATATCTGATATTTTTTTAATCAGTTGCATAGAAGGAGAAAATTTTCCGATTGTTAAGCATATATATGTTTCTGTACTGATATCTAATTCTTTTGCAAATTCATCTTCGGATTTTTCTACTCGTTGGCAGTAATCAGTTAATATTCTGCCTAATCTGTTATCATCTGACAAGGTATATAACCATTCAGCGTCAGCTATTCCGTTTGATAAAATTTCTGAGAATTCTTCGGAATTGGCATTATATTGTCTTTGAATAATATTATGTTCGTCTGTTAAACCTAATAAATAATCAGTAGATTCATCCAAACATTCAGATAATATTTTTAATTCTGTTGCATCGGGATGAATTGATTTATCTATAAAAGCTTCTAAGCGGTTTTTTCGTATATTTGACATTTCTGCTAAAGTATCTATACTTATTCCAACATCTGAAATAAGTATAGAGATTCTCTCTGATATTGAAACTGAGAGAAGGCTTTTGGGATACTGTTTAGGAGAATCTGTTATTTCAAGTATGTAGTCAACAGAAACAGAAAATAAGTCATGTAATGCTATTAAGGTATTTGTGTCTGGTAAACGTCTATTCTGTTCATACATTCCTATGGTACTTGCAGAAAGATTCAATTTTTGTCCTAATACAGTTTGAGTGTAGCTCTGGCTTATTCTAAGCTGTTTAATCATATCACCTATCATAGTACAACCTCCATTTATTTAATTATATCATAAAAATGAAATTAAAATCACACAAAAAAAGTGTTTACAAGACAAAAAGTGTGTGGTAATATACAATAAATACACACGAATAACGTGTAGAAAGGAGCAAAGTATGAATAAAGAACTAAGAGATTTTCGTTTAAGCCAAAATAAATCTATGGAAGACATCAGTTCTGAAATGGGTATATCTAAGTCGTTTTATGAAAAAGTGGAATATGGGCAAAGAACTCCCAGCTATGGATTTATAAAAAGGTTTAAACGTCAGTATCCTCATTGTGATACAGATAAAATTTTTTTCTCGAATAACTACACATAAAAGGTGTTGTCACCTTCATTTTAATATGAGGAGGCGAAAAAGAAAATGGCAAATATAGCAGCGAAGACTAGCTCCAACATATTTTACAAGGCCCGTTATGAGGCAGCAACGCACAATGAGCAGTTAAGCAGCAGAGAAGGGGCAGCAGATATAATGTCCATTGACAGAGGAAGAATTTACCGGATTGAAAGTGGTATTGTAAATCCATATCCAGAGGAAGTTCATTTAATGGCAGATTTATATAATGCGCCAGAGCTTAGAAATTACTATTGCAGAGAGATGTGTCCTTTGGGTTGTGAAATTCCTAAAGTGGATATGTGTGATTTGGACAGAATATCAATCAGGGCGTTGGTAGCATTTCGGAAAGTAGATGAAACAAAAAATCTATTGCTGGATATCACAGAAGACGGCGTTATTTCAGAAGATGAAAGAGAAGATATGCAGAAGATATTGGATACTCTTTCGGATCTGGAAGCTGTTACACAAAATTTGAAAGTATGGGTGAAGAAAAATTTATGATGAAAAAGCCGGAAATATATTTAGGACAAAATATAAGATATTTACGTAAATCAAAAGGATTGACACAGGGAGAATTTGCAGCTTCTATTGGTGATATTACTAGAAGAGCAGTTTGTAACTGGGAAGCGGGAAGAAGAGAACCTGAGTTAAGCAGCCTGATTATTATTGCTAAGTTTTTTGATATCACTTTAGATGATTTGGTTCTTCGTAAGATAGCGCCATCAAATCCGCCAGTAGCCTTATATGCTACGAACATTAAATTTCTGCGGAAAAAGCATGAAATAAAGCAGGAGGATATGGCAAATTTGCTTGGATATAAAGGAAAACAGGGATATAACGCAGTTGAAACCGGAAAAGCAAAAGTTTCAATAGAAAATTTAGAAAAATTAGCTGATTTCTTCGATGTGACGTTGGATGAACTTGTTAAGCAGGATTTATCAAAGGAGCAATAATATATGAAAGACAAAAGAATTACACCTAAACAGGGGAAACTCTATGAGAACAAAGGTGGTGGAAGATTTCTTTGTATCCGCGGTTTTGGCGGAAATGCAATCATGTCAAACACTGCCAGTGGTTGGACGTTTAAGGCACATGGAGTAATCCAGTACGATGATGATACTATTGAATGGGACTATTCCACAGAAGGACATTTTTTATAAGAAAGGGTGATTATATGAGTACATTGGCAACAGCTCCGGGCATTTTAGGAGCAACAATGACGACTTATATTACAGCGGTTGATGTTATGAAGCTTCTTGGCTGTAAAGAAAATAAAGCATATCAAACAATCAGGATAGTAAATAAGATAGCTGAGGAGCAGGGGCATCTTGCGTATGGGCAGGGAAAGGCAAGCAAATATATTTTTGCTGAAAGATATGGTATTCCTATGGATGTAGTTAATGCGGTAATTGATAAAAATAGAGAATAGGAGGACTAAAATGGCGTATTACTATGTCTGTCCAAAGTGTGGGAATAATTTAGATCCCGGTGAAAAATGCGACTGTGAAGAAATAATCAAGCAACAAGAGGAATTCTACTCGCAGAAAATGAAAGTAGCGGAAAATGGGCAATTTGTATTCCAGTGGAAAAATCAGGAAACAGACGCTTGTCAAGGATAAAATTTTAAAGGTGTCGAAAAGCACCCCTTTTTAAAAATTCAGAAGAAAGGATAGAATCATGGAATTTTATTTCAGAAAGAAAAATGAGAAAGAAAAGAATATTGTAACAGATTCTTTCCGACCGGGCGATTATCTGGTAGAAATTACATATCTGGTAAATAAGAATGTCATTTTTAAAGGCGAATTATTAAAAAATATTATTACCAAGCTGAAAAAGGGCTATCAGGAAGCGGGACAGGAACTTATGTATGCTGGTGTGGCAGATACGAAGTCCATAAAAATCCTGATTAATAAAATAGGCAATGTAGTTGACCTTTCAGAAATGCTCTGGGATTTGCAAAATATTGCACAGATAAGAATTTTTGCAATGGAGCAGGAAGAAGATATACAAAGATGTTCAGAATATCTTATGGGCGGCAGCTTCAAGTGGATAGAAATATCCACACTTGCCAGAATGGTAAGTGAGATATGGCGGAAGAGCTATAAAAACAGCCAGAATCAAAGAAAGCTGGTTATAAAAAGTGAATATGGGGAAGAAAGCTATGAAAAACAATATTAGCAAAGAGCAGGTAGAAAAGCTTGTAGGTCACGCCATTTCAGATGCCCGGTTTGGGGAAGCGCTGGAATGTGTAGCCAGAAAGCAGGCGTGCGCATATGAAAATGAAAAAAATCCTGTTGTTTTGCAGGACTGGTATCTTGCAAAGCTGACGGAGGAATGTGTTAGAAGTCTTGCTTTTTCAGAGTTCACTATGGAGTTATACAAGGAATTACGCAATATGGAAAAGAGCGCCTGTCCAAAAGACATGGCACTCACGCACAACCATATTGTAACATTTCTTGAATAATAAATCAAGTAAAATTACAATATGGAGGTAAAAAAATCTATGAATGAATTATCTATTTC